CGGCTCACCTCAGCGCCCAGCAGGCTCAGCGCATCAAGGCCGTGGCTCAGGTCGCTGAGCTCCTCAAGGCCGACCCCGGGATCACCTCCGGACAGGTCGCCGAGGAGCTCGACGTCAGCGCCGCCACCGCGAAGCGCTACCTCCGCGAAGTCCGCCAGGCCAAGTAAGCCGCCCGCCCTGGCCCCCGCCCACCAGCGGGGGCCGAGCCGTCTACGGAGCCACCGTGAAGCTCACCGCCGCAGACCTCGCCACCAGCCTCATCGCCCCCAGCATCGTCACCGGCGCCGCCCTCATCGCCGAAGCCCGGTACGGCAGCAACGCCGTCACCGTCGAGTTCATCGCCGCCGTCGCCACGGGCAAGTTGAGCCTGGTCAGCTTCGGCAGGAAGTGGTCCCCGTCCCTCTCCTGGGGTGCGGGCGCAGCAGCAGCCGCGTTCGCTCAGGCCACGATCACCGGGCTCGGCACCGGGCAGGCGCTCTACTCGTGGCTGGTCTCTGTGCTCATCGCAGGCGCCGCCCGCGGGGCGTACCGACACCACACCCGCCACGACGACATGAAGCTGAACATGGAGGCCGTGAAGCTGCAGACGGCGCTCGTCGGGCAGCAGATCCGGCAGCAGCAGCTCGCCAAGCTCACCGTCCCGGACACTGTCCAGCCGGGTCCGGATCTGTCCGGACGCACCGTCGAGGAGCAGCAGCTCCGCACCGCGGTGTGGGAGGCGTTGAAGGCGGAGCTGGCCGGCTGCCTGATCGAGGCAACCGACGTCGGGTGGCGTGCGCTCATCGACTGCCCGGCCACCCTCGACCGGGCCACCCTGCGTACCCGCTGGCCGAAGGTCGCCGGGGCGATGCGGGTGGACGGGGCGTTCCACCTCGACGACGGGCCGCTGACCAGTCAGTTGGTGGTGAACTACGTCGACGGCGACCCCCTCGACGCGGCGGTCCCGTATGAGTCGGAGCGCGGCGCCACGTTCCTCGACCCGGTCGTCGTGTCCCGGGATGAGTTCGGACAGCCCGTCGCGATCGAGATGGCGTACAGCCACACCCTGATCGCCGGATCCAGCAAGTTCGGGAAATCGACGCTGGTCAGGCTGCTCGCCATCCGCCTCGCCGGGCGTCCGGACACTGTCCTGTACGGGGTCGACATGAAGCCCGGCAGCCCCGAACTCTCCCCGATGCGGCCGATCCTGCAAGACCTGGCGTCCACCCCGGAGGAGGCGCACGCGCTGATGGACTGGATGCGGCAGGAGCTGGACGAGCGCGGCGCGATCCTCGCCGCAGACAAGGCGCAGGAGTGGATCCCCGCCCGGCACGGCCGGCCCGCGGTGTACGTCATCGTCGACGAGCACGCCGAGCTGGTCCGCCAAGGCGACAAGGGGCGGAAGAAGGGCGAGCGGATCAGCGACAAGGTGGAGTCGTTCCTCGCGCTGAACAGGGCGTATGGCATCCACATGATCTCCGCGACGCAGCAACCGTCGTCCGGAGTGTTCGGCGGGAAGACGGACGCGCGCGGCAACTACGCCAACCGGATCAGCACCCGCATGAACGACCGCATGCACGCCCAGTTCGTGTTCGGCAGGGCGAGCGGCTACAACCCCGGCGACCTCACCAAGCCCGGCGAGATCCTCGTCAACACCCCCGACCACTCCCGGCCGTTCCGCTCCCGGGTGCAGTGGCTGCGCGGCGAGGACTTCCGCCGCGAGGTCGCCCGCCTGGCCCGGGAGACGGCGAAAGCCCCGGTGGGGAAGCGGCTCATCCTCCCCGCGGCCGGCGGTACGCAGCAGGAGAAGGTCCGCAACGCGCTGGCCAAGTACGGCAACGTGACTCGCCGGGAGTTGGAGCAGGCGACCGGGCTGGAGGAGCGGCAGGTGCTGAGGGCCCTCGACGGGCTGAAGCCGGACGTGGAGCGGACGGACGCGGGGACGTGGCGTCTGGTCCCTCAGAGCGCGTGGGAGACGCAGGCGGTATCTGTCTCCCTGGACGGGTGAAAGCGCAGGCCAGGCAGTATTTCGCGGGGGTCCCGTTCGGGGTCCCCGCGTTGCCGTGTCAGGGTCCCGTCGCGGGCGCCGCGTTGGACCCGGTTGGGGACCCCGTTCGGGTGGCTGCTCCCCGCATTCCGGGCGCCCCTGTCGGTGGCCGGCGCTAGCATCCCCGCCACACACCGCCTTGGGGGGACCATGCGCCACACCACCACCGCACTACTACTCACCGCCGGACTGCTGCTCGCCGGCTGCTCCTCGGGCGCGACACCGACCCCGTCCAGCCCGGCGCAGAAGCTCGCCGATCTCGACGGCGGTACACACAGCGTCGCCGAGTATCAGACAGCGCTCGACGCGTGGGCAGCCCGGTGCACAGAGAGCCCGGAGAAACTGGCCGGGTACACGTATGCGGCGTTGGACGATCTCCAGAAGAACGGGGTGAACGACGAGACCGAGTACACGGTGCTCGCGCATCTGAAGGATGCGACCCCGGCGGGATCGAGGATGCGCTGTGAGGATGTGGCGGCCGGGTATCTGACGCTGCGGGAGAGCAACGGGTCCTGACCGAGGACGCAGCAAGGCCCCGCTCCCGAGATAGGGCGGGGCCTCCGTCACGCAGCGGGCTACTCGACGGCTGTACGTACAGCCGCTCGCACCGAGTCGGCTGCCCACTTGATGCCGTTCGCGTCGATCACCTCGGCGATGTACAGGACTTGGATCAGGGCCCGGTTGGCGCGGTCGAGCCGGTCGCGTAGGGCATCGCGTGCTGCGTCGGCGTCACCCAGTTCGCGGGCGAGGATCTCGGCAAGGTCAGCGCTCATGTGGTGGGCTCCTCACCCGGGCGCACCAGACCCACGTCCAGGAGCTCGATGACCGCGCGGAACCGGTGACCACACGGCAGCCACCGCATGCGCACCTCCCGCTCGTCGGCACCGAACTCGAACTTCGGGTCCTCCACCCGCTGGTCGACGCGCTCGGCTTCAGCGGCGCAGGCGGGACAGCGAGGCAGCGGTGGGGCAGGCAGGCCGCGCAGGACGGTGCCGAGCCCCTTGGCGGCGCGCTCATCGAACTGGCGGCGTAGATCGTTGACCTGCTGGCTGGTGAGCTGCTGCACGATCTCGCTCATGCGTTGTTCCCCTCGCTGCTCACCGGGCGCTCCGGGGCGAGCTTGCCTACGGTCGGCGGCCTCTTCCGCTCCACCCCGAGCGCGCGGGCGCGGCGGCGGAACACCTCGGGGGTGAGCCCGGTCCAGGCTGCGAGCTGGCCGACGGTGGCGCCGGCCTTCAGCGCGCGGTCGGCGGACTCCAGCATCTCGGGCTTCAGCGTGCGCTCGTCCTCGTAGGCGGTCTTGTAGCGGGCGAACGTATCGGCGTCGTCTCGGGGGGGTGCGTAGTCCTTGGGCATGCTCTCACTCTAGCGCGACGGGTAGCCCTACAGGAAGAGCTACGCGTAGCCCTATTGACAGGGCTACGCGTAGGCCTCATAGTGGAGACATCACCACGAACGAGGGAGCACCACATGACCGCCGCAGCCACCACCCAGCAGGCCCACTGCCTCGGCTGCGGCCGCAAGCTCACCTCCGCCAAGTCGATCGCCGCCGGCCGGGGAAGGGTCTGCGCCGCCAAGGTCCGCCGCGCCGCGCAGACCGTCGACACCACCGACTACAAGGCCCACCAGATCCAGTCGGCCCGCGAGCTGATCGAAGACGGCGCGATCGTCCCCCTCCGCAGCGTCGTCTTCATCGCCGTCTCCACCGACGGGACCGAGACCTACCGCACCGCACCCACCGGCTGTAACTGCCCGGCTGGCCTCAAGGGCAGCCGCTGCTACCACCAACTCGCCGCCCGCCTACTGCTCGCCGCCTGACGAAGGAACAAGATGCATCCTGCGATTCAAAAACTGCTCGACAGCTGGACCCCTACGACGATCACCTTCGCCAATGGCCGACAGCGGACGATCACCGCAAAGCGCCTTCAGGTCTTCGCGGCCAAGCTCGAAGTCGCGGACAACGGTTGCTGGCACTGGACGGGGTATCTCGCTCCCACCAAGTACGGAATGACCAAGATCCAGGGCATCGGCGTGAATACTCACCGTTTCTCGTACCTGGCCTTTGTCGGCACGATCCCTGACGGCATGCACCTTGACCATGCCTGCCACACCGAAGCGATCAAGCGTCAGGAGTGCGCGGGCGGGGAGGAGTGCCTCCACCGGCGGTGCGCCAACCCGTCACACTTGAAGCCCGTAACCCCGCGCGACAACGTGCTGACCAGCTTGTCCTGGGCCGCCGAGCACGCGAAGAGGGCGACGTGCGTCAACGGTCACGAGCTGGAGGGCGATGCGCTCTACGTGCGCCCGAGCGGTGGCCGGGCCTGCTACCAGTGTCACCGCGAGCTGGACAGGCGTCAGCGACGGGAGAGGGCGGAGCAGGAAGGGCGAGCGGTCCTTCCGCTGCCTGGGGACAGGACCCATTGCCCGCATGGCCACCCGTACGACGAGGCCAACACCAGGTATTGCCGTGGTCAACGGGTCTGCCGCACGTGCACGGCGAGAAGTTCCCGCGAGTACCAGGCGCGCAAGAAGGCCGAGCGAGACCGCAAGGACGGCGCCTGAACCAACTTCACGGCGCAGCAGACGAACCAGACCCGCAGCCAGACCCGCAAGGAGACCGCCATGACCGACAAGCAGAAGGTCTCAACCGAAGCCCTCAACGCGATCGAGAACCTCACCGACGCCGCCGACGCCTTCGTCCACGCCCTCCAAACGGCGGCCGACCAGGACACCCACAACCGCGGCTACTGGACCGGGTTCATCGCGCAGATCAAGCACGTCACCGAACACGGAGGGATGGCACTTCAGGCCCCTATGGCGGAGCTCCTCCCCGCATCCGACGGGACACCGAACCGGGTACGCATGGACGCTCTGTTCGACGCGAGCCAGGCCCTGGAGAGTGCGGCGAAACAGACCTTCCGCGCCTCGACCGTGTTCGGCCACAGCGACGAGTATCTGAACTCCGAGCGCTGACCCACCCCACCCGGCCCTTCGGGGCCGGGCCTCGCCACCGCGGCTGTGCTGTACCCCGTCGACTGCCCTATCGCCCACCGCGTCCAGCTCCTCGCCGCTTGGCCGATTCGCCCCACCGCGTCCACCCGACTACGACAGGATGACCGCCATGACCGAGACCGCCGCCGCCCGCATCATCGCCCGAGCCCGCGATGCCTGGACCGACAACCCCGAGACCGAAGGGGGTGCCGACGGCTTCGACCACCACATCTCCATCGTCGGAGTCCAGCCGTTCGGGGAGCTGTACAACGAGACCTACACCCTGGCCAACGAAGGCCACGAGATCGTCGTGGGCGGCGGTGAGGCGCAGCTCGCCGAGCGTAAAGGCCGGGCCGCGCAGCTGTGGGCGCAGGTGCTCCCGGAGCTGGAGGAGTACGCGGCCGGCTGCCGCAGCGCGAGCTTCACCGGTTGGAGCGGTCGGTCCGCCGAACCGGTCCGCCGTATCCGCTGACCGCATCCCGTACAGCTGAGGGGCTCGACCGCCACCCGGTCGAGCCCCTCCGTCGCGCGCCCGCCACCCGTTCGTGTCACAACCCCGTCACACACCCCACGCGCCACCATCCCCCTCCGTACTCTCACCGACCACCACAACCCGCACAACCCAGGGGGAACCATGGCCAACTGGAAACTCATCGGCGGCCTCGCAGGCGGCGTACTCATCCTCGGCGCCATCGGCAACGCCGTCGGCGCCAACCACGACAAGACCCCGACGGCAGGCACCGCCACCACCCCGGCCGTCGGCGCCCCAGCCTCAGCCGACAGCGGCGACGCGAAGAAGGCAGACACCGAGACAAAGCCGATCCCCAACTTCGCCGGCATGGGCCTCCAGTCCGCACAGGACAAAGCGCAGGCAGCCGGCTTCTATGGGCTCGACAGCCACGACTCCCTCGGCCGCGGCCGCATGCAGATCCTCGACCGCGACTGGAAGGTCTGCTCCCAGAAGCCCGCCGCAGGCAAGGCGGTCCCGGCCGACACGAAGCTGGACTTCGGCGCGGTCAAACTCGACGAGACCTGCCCGGCCACAGACCAGGCTGCGCCGGCCGCCGCAGGGTCGACGATGCCGAACTTCGCAGGCAAGGCAGTGAAGGTCGCGCGTGCGGCACTGGACTCCGGCACGTCGATCACCGTCAACGATGCGACGGGGGACAGCCGGTTCGTGCTGGTGGAGTCGAACTGGAAGGTGTGCTCCCAAAAGCCCGCGGCGGGGGCGAAGCTGACCGGACAGCCGGTGACGTTGAACGCGGTGAAGTTCGAGGAATCCTGCTCCTGACGCGCCGAAGCCCCGGGACCGCCGTCCAGTCCCGGGGCTTCTCGCCGCCGCCTCAGCGGTTCTTGCGCCCCCGCGCCTGCCTGGTCTTCGCTGCCTTCCGGGCCATCATGCTGCGCTGGGGGAAGGTCCGGCCGGCGTTCGAGATCTGCGCGGCCTTCGACTTCGAGGCACCCTGTCGGCGCAGTGCGCGGTACACCGCGAAGCGCGTGCGGTACACGAAGCCTGCGCGGCCCCCTCGGTCGCTGACCATGACTGCCCCCTCTGGCCGGGATGCCTTCAATGATGCACCCGCCCGACCGGATCGAGCCCATGATCCGCGACCGATTGGCGCATGTGTCCTACGATTCAAAGGTCGCAGGCCGTGAAGTGCGAGGACGAGGAGGCAGACATGGCAGGCGGACCCGGCCCATACAAGGGCGCCAACCGGGCCGAGAAGGCCGAGAAAGCCCGGATCGTCTTCGACCTCAAGCTCGCCGGCCATACCTTCCGAGCCATCGACGCGATCACCGCCGCACCCGACGGGCCGACCGGCGGCGTCCGCATCCCGTGGACCACAGCCCGCGACCTGCTGAAGGAAGAGCTGGCCAGGCGCGTTGACCCCAAGGTCGACGCCTACCGGATCCTGCACCTCGAACGCCTCGAAGCCGAACTGCTGCGCCTCGACGACCTGGAGCAGCACGCCCGCCAAGTCCTCACCCGACATCACATCACCGTCAACAACGGACGGATCATCTCCGTCGACGGTGAACCGCTCCTCGATGACGGGCCCGTCCTCCAGGCCATCGACCGCCTCATCAAGATCGAAGACGCGCGGCGCCGCAACAACGAATCGCAGCGCAAGTTGCTCGGCCTCGACGCACCCACCAAGGTCGACGCACAAGTCACCGAGGTCACCCAGCAGGACCTCGAACTCCAGGAGATGCTGCGCGAGGCGAAGGCCCGCACCAGCCTGGAAGAGCAGGCACTGCGGGACGGCGCGAGCAGCGACGGCTGACGTGACGACGGCAACCCGCACCGGCTACCTCGACGGCCTCGACGCCGAGACCTTCAACCTCCACGCCTACCTCGCCCAGTTCGACGAACGCCTCCTCGCCGACCCCGAAGGCCGACGCACCCTCACCCGCCTCGACCCCCTGCTCTTCGCCCTCGTCTACCTCCGCCACCACCTCAAAGACACCGAAGGCCGGATCACGTTCGGCGACGCCCACCTCGACTGGTGCCGCGCCGGCCGCCGCTGGGTCCGCCCACCGACCGAACCGGCTGCCGAGCGGGACGCGTACATCGCGCCTCGCAACACTGGCAAGAGCACGTGGTGGTTTCTCCTGCTGCCGATGTGGGCGGCCGCGCACGGGCACATCCAGTTCGCTGCCGCGTTCGCTGCGTCCGCCACGCAGGCGGAGACGCATCTGGCCACGTTCAAGCGGGAGATCGACAACAACCCTCTGCTGCGCCGCGACTTCCCCGACCTGTGCGCGCCGGCCAAGCGCCCGTCCGGAGCGAGTGTCGCCGACACGCAGAACATGTACGTCGCCAAGTCCGGGCTGATCTTCGCGGCCCGCGGGATCGACAGCTCCAGCCTCGGCATGAAGGTCGAGGAGAAGCGCCCTGACCTGCTGCTCCTCGACGATATCGAGCCAGATGAGAGCAGCTACTCTGCGGCCCTCGCCGCGAAGCGCCGGACGACGCTGATCGACGCGATCCTCCCGCTGAACATCTACGCGCGGGTGGTGATCTGCGGGACCGTCACCATGCCGGGCAGCATCATCCACCAGCTGGTCCGGGCGGCGAAGGGCGTGCATGCCGAGGAGTGGATCCGCGAGGAAGGCGTCCGGGCGCATCACAGTCTGCCGATCGTGGAGCGGGCGGACGGTACGGAGCGGTCGATGTGGCCGGGGAAGTGGCCGATCGGCTACCTGCTGGAGATCCGGCACACCCGCAGCTACGCGAAGAACATGGCGAACGATCCACTCGCCGCGGACGGGGCGCTGTGGACGCCGGAAGACTTCCGCTACCCGGACGAGGCCGGCGCCGACCCGGTGACGCACATGATGCTGAGCATCGACCCGGCGACCACCGCCAAGAAGAGCAGCGACTTCACCGGGCTGGCCGTGGTGGCGTGGTCGACGCAGCGCCAACGTTGCACCGTGCACGCAGCTCTGGCCCTGAAGGTCCGGCCGGGCCCCGAACTCCGTGACCGGGTCCTTGCACTGCTCGACGAGTTCCCGCGGATCGGGCTGATCCTGATCGAGGTGAACCAAGGGGGCGACACCTGGCAGGCGATCCTCCACGACATGCCGGTGAAGGTGAAGACGGTGTCGCAGTCAGAGAACAAGTTCGTCCGCGCTGAGGGCGTGCTGGCCCACTACGAGCGCGGCCGGGTGCTGCATGCGCGGAAGCTGCCGGATTTGGAGCAGCAGATGTGCACGTTCCCGAAGGGCCCAAACGACGACATGGTCGATGCCGTCGGCAGTGCCGTGCGGCGGTTCATCCCGGCAGTGAAGAAGCAGGCGCCGCCGAGTGCGGTGAGCGCGGGCTACGTCTGACCTTCGTTTCTAGCGTCCAGGCATAGTGGCGTGATAGTTACAGCGACTTGCGTGACCGTCTATCCTTCGATTCAAAGGTCGAGTATGGGGGTCGCATTGGAAGACATGGCGCGCGCCGACCTCATGTACGGGATCGGAGAGCTGACCGAGGCCCGCCCCGCCTACGACCAGGCCGCGATGTACTACGACGGCAAGGTCCCCGAGGTCTTCACCAGCACCCGCATCCGCCGCGCGCTCGCCGTCCACGGCATCGACTTCGACCTCAACTTCGCCAAGACCCCCGTCAACGCGGTCACCAACCGGCTGAAGATCGCCGCCATCACCAGCCCCGACCCGGACGTGACCGCCCTCATCTCCCAGATCTGGCAAGACAACCAGCTCAACCTGGAGATGCCCGACACCTTCCGCCGGGCCGGCGAGTACGGCGACGCCTACCTGATGGTCCTGCCCGTCGAGGACGAGGCCGGCAAGGTCGTGCGGGTCGAAATGTTCTACAACTCGCCGCAGACGGTGCGGGTGATCTATAGCGAGGACAATCCGCGCCGCAAGGCATTCACGATCAAGCGATGGTGTGAGGGCAAGTACCAGCGGGCCGAGCTGTACTACGACGACCGCACCGAACGCTGGACGACCGCAGCGAACTCGCGCGGCGAGCAGGCCAAGGACTGGATGCACTGGCCGGCCGATTCCGAGGACCCGGAGTCCTGGTCGATCGAGCACGACTGGGGCGAGCAGCCGGTCTTTCACTTCCGCACCGACCGGCCATACGGCACGCCGGAGCACTACGGCGCCTACGGCCCGCAGAACGCCGTCAATAAATTGCAACAGACGCACATGGGCACCGTCGACTACCAGGGATTCCCGCAGCGGTATGCGCTCACCGAGACCGCGAACACCGACACGAGCGATCTGGAACCCGGGGACTTCGCCGACAACGACTGGCCGTTCCCCGAACAGGGCCTCGGCCCCAAGGACTCGGGCGAGGACAGCAGCCTGAAGGCCGGACCCGGCGAGATGATGCTGCTCCGCGGCTTCAAAGCCGTCGGGCAGTTCGATGCGGCGCAACCAAACGTCTTCCTCACCCCGATGGACTTCAACATCCGGGCGATGGCCCAGATCACCGACACGCCGCTGCGAATGTTCGACCCGCAGTCCAGCCGCCAACGCTCCGGGGTCTCCTTCCAAGAGGAGGACGGCCCGTTCATCAGCAAGGTCGAGAACCGCCAGACCTCCTACGGCGCGACCGTGCATGAGGCATTCGTGTTCGCGCTGCGCCGCCTCGGCGTGGCCAACCCGGTGATCACCGTCGACTGGGTACCTGCCCGGTCCGTGTCGACCGCGGAGGGCTGGCAGACAGTCAAGGCCAAGATCGACGCTGGTGTCCCCAGGCGGCAGGCACTCATGGAGTCCGGCTACCGCGCCGAGCAGGTCGACGCCTGGCTCGCCGGCGTCGACGACTCCGAGTTGCAGCGCCGCGTTGACGTCCTCGCCTCGCTCGCTGACTCCGCACAGAAACTCGGGAGCGCGGCCACACTCGGCGTCATCACCAGCGATCAGGTCACCGCGCTGCTGTCCGGGACGATCGACGATCTCGAAGCGCTCGCGCAGGCGCAAGAGGAACGCTGATGCCGTACTCCAGCGACCGCCTGCTGCATCTGGTCCAGGACGAGCACACCGGCGAGGTCATCGACCTGGAGAACAGCGCCGCCACCCGCGCGCTCGCCCGGTCGGACCGCGCATTCGAAGACCTCATCCGGGCGACGCTCACGGCCTGGACCCGAGCATTCGGCGGCCCCAACCACCAGGCCCTGTCCGGCGACCTGCTGCGCCGGATCCTCAATGCCGCACAGTCCACGGTCCGCCGCATCCTCGGCGGTGTCGCCGACCGGGCACCCGGCGCCCTCGCCGACCAGCTCGCCCCCGCACTGGCGATGGGCGTCGAGCAGGGCAGCGCGTTCGTGACCGCCGCGTCCGGCCGGCGCCGCCGCGCCCCGCGGGTGCCAGCCGTGCGGCGGGTGTTGCGGGACGAGGCGCACCGGATCCGGGACATGGTCATCGAGCGCCGTGACCGGGCACTGCACCTGCTGCATCCGGACCGGGTGACGCGCTGGTCGCACCTGCTGGCCGGGCTCGGCGCAGCCAGGGCAGCGCTGCCGGCGGTGCGGGCGCACATCGCCTGGGTGGTCAACATCGCCGTGCATGAGGGCTTGGACGCGGTCGTGCAGGCGACGGCGCCGCTGCGGGTGTGGGTGGCCGAGGCGGACGCCTGCGCGGTGTGTCTGGCGTACACCGGCCGCGTCGTCAAGATCGACGAGCCGTTCCCGGGCGGTCTGTCCTGGGATCCGAAGCAGCGACGCACGACCGTGCCCGCGATCGACGGGCCGCCGAAGCACCCGCACTGCCGATGCCGGGTGGTCCCGTGGAGCGACTCGTGGAAGGCGGACGGCATCCCGTTCCCGGAGGCGCTGCGCCGTGAGGCCGAGCGCGCTATCGGCTACGGCCGGGCCCGCCCGTCGGAGTCCCGTGCCGTCCGGCTGAGGGCCGCCCGTGAACTCCTGCGCACCGTCGACGACCTGCTCCCCGCGGTCGAGACCACCGCGCGCACCGCACTCAGAAACGGCCGCTTCCCAGCCGCCGCATAGACCTGGCACCCGACGATGGGCCGCCGCCAACCCCGTGATGGGAGAACACAGATGGGCATCCACACCACCACCCGCCACCGCACCACGATCAGCCGGCCGCCCGGGACGGTGCTCGGCTACCGGGCCGACGGCCGTCCGATCCACGTGATCGCCGGAGGCGCCGAGGACGACGAGCCGGACATCGTCGTTGACGACGAGCCGGAGCCCGAGCCCGCCGACGACCCGGAGCCGGAGGCCGAACCGGAGCCCGAGCCGGACGACAAGCCGAAGCCGAAGCCCCCGGCCAAGAAGGAAGACGAGTACAAGGCTCCGTCGCAGAGCGAGTGGGCGCGCACTCAGGCCGCGTTGAAGAAGGCCAACGAGGACGCCAAGCGGCACCGGCTCCGCAACAAGGAGTTGGAGGATCAGGGGCGCGCCAACGAGTCCGACCACGAGAAGGCCCTGCGCGAGGCCCGCGAGGAGGGGGAGCGTCGGTTCCGGGAGCCGATGAAGAAGTCCGGCGTCCGGGCAGCGCTGGCCGAGGCCGGGTTCTCTGCGCCGGACCGGCTGATGAAGCTCATCGACTGGGATGCCATCAGCGTTGACGACGACGGCGACCTCATCGGCGCCGAGGCCGAGGTGGACCGGGTGAAGGCCGACTACCCGGAGCTGCTGCCGCAGGCGACGCCGAAGCCGAAGGCCCGCCCGACCGGGGCGCCGAAGACGGCCGCGGTCGAGAAGCCGAAGTCGACGGCGGAGCAGCACGCGGCCCGCCTCCTCGGTAGGGCTTGACATTCGAAGGTACATTTAGCCTGTGAGCTTTGATTCGGTGATCGAATCGCGCTGACACCCTTGCTTGCGAAGGCGCCCGTGATGGGGCCCGAGCCCACCAGCTTCCCCATCACGCCGCCCGCAGGAGGGCCACAATGGCGCGCAATACGCTCGAAGCATGGATCCCAGAAGAGTGGGAGACCTCGCGGGTAGTCCAGTCCATCACCCAGATCTCCGCAGTCGAGTCCCTCGCAGCCCGCATCACCATGGGCTCCGACACCAAGCACGTCCCCCGCACCGCAGGCATGTCGGTCGCGGTCGTCGCGAAGGGGGGCACCTACGCCGAGGACACGTCGCTGAACGACGAAGTCCTGCTCAGCGCGGTCAAGTTCGGCCAGGCGGCCCGCATCGCTGAAGAGGACATCGACGACTCGGTCGCGAACGTGATCGATGCGAAGATGATCGGCTGGGGCAAGTCCTACGCCAAGATGATCGACAACGCGTCCCTCGCCGTCAGCGCGGCCAGCAACGGCACGACGATCCCGTTCACCAGCCTCTACCAGCTGCTGAACACGACCGACGCCACCCTCAGCTACACCGGCGGCACGAACATCACCACCGCCTCCTCTTCTGGCGCCCCGACGTACAGCGAGTTCAACACCGCTGTCGGCCTCGTCGAATCCGGCGACTACTTCGACCCCGGCAGCATGGTCGCCATCGCGCACCCCGCGTTCCGCAAGAGTCTCCGCGGCGTGCTGGACGACCAGCACCGGCCGATCTTCATCGAGGGCACCGCAGGAACCCCCGACACGATCTTCAGCATGCCGATCCGCTGGAGCCTGGGCGCGAAGCTCGCCGCGACCGCCACGTCGACGCCGACCGGCCGCGCCCTCATGGCGTTCGTCAACCCCGAACTGATGCTGCTCGGCGTCCGTTCCGGCCCGGAGTCGATCTTCATCGACGGACGTGACGGTTTGAGCGCGTTGACGGACGAGTCGATCCTCAAGATGCGTGCCCGCCGTGGCTGGGCCTACGGCCACCCGAACGGCGCCAGCATCCTCGTCGGCTGACCCCCCTGTGACCCCCGTACCGCTTCCATGGCTGGGCGGTACGGGCCACCGGTCGGAGGTGAGCCATGGCAGCAGCGAAGAAGACCGCGGCAGCGCGGCAGTTCCCGGCGAAGGCCGGCGAGCCCGAGGTTGAGGTCGACGAGCGGTCCGCGGACGGCTCCGACGGCATGCGGTTCGTCAAGAAGTTCGTCGTCCTGGCCCGCCAGTGGGGCGGCTCTGACGACGAGCACACCGCGAACAAGGCGGGCGTCGTCAACGAGGCGATCCAGCGCGGCCTCCACCCCCGCGGCAACGTGTCCTTCGACGGTGCCGAGGACCAGCCGGACGGGGTGTCGCTGACGCTCACCTACTCGGTGGAGACCGTGCCCGCGTCCGTCGACCACAGCTCCGAGGACACCACCACGCCCCGCAAGGTGATCGAGGGCAACGGCTGATGGCCGCGGCCTGGGCAAGCGCGCAGGACGTCATCGACACCACGGGTGTCACGGTGACGGAACAGCAGCTTGTCCAGGCGCAGAAGAACATCGAGGTCTTCAGCAACCGCATCTACCCCGACTCGGAGCGGATGCGGACGCGGGACCTCTACTGGCTGGGCCAGGCCGTCGCCTACCAAGCCGCGTGGCTGGCTGGCCAGTTCGGGCTGGAGACGCGGCTGGATGCCACGCAGATCCAGCAAGACCAGGTCTCCTCCACGCTGACGGGCGACGGCCTGGTCCTCGCACCCATGGCCGCCCGCGCCCTGCGCCGGGTGTCGTGGATGCGGTCCCGCACGGTGCACATCCGGTCCGCCATCGAGGGCGCCGGCCCGATCGTCGGGGATCCCCTGACGGACGGCTCGGACGACCACATGGTGTGGGCTCCGTACACAGGGGGTGCGTGATGCAGGCCATCGCCACCACCCTCGTGTCCGTCCTCCGCGGCGTCACCACCGACGCCTACGGCGACGAGCAGGACACCGATACCCCTGTCCACACCGGCATCCCAGCCAGCCTGACCGAGCAGTCTCGCCGGGTCACCACCCGCGACGACCCCACCCCCCGCATCGTCCGCTACGCGGTCGCCCGGGTCCCGGCCCAGACCGACGTCACCGACCAGGACCGGCTGCTCGACGAGCGGACCGGCGCCATCTACAGCGTCGACGCCGTCTCCTCGATGGCGAACCCCGCAGCCACCCCGGACATCCGGCTCGACCTGCGGCGCACCACCTAACCGAACAGGCCACCACGCCCGGGGAGACCGGACAGGCCAAGTACGAGACCACCTTCGGAGAGGAGGCGGCCATGGCGCCATCCAGCATGCGGCTCGACCCCAGCGCACGCGAGCACGTCGATGCGGCAGTCAACGACTGGATGCAAAACGTCATCGGCCGCGACATCCTCGCCGACGCCCAGAACCTGGTCCACAAGCGCACCGGCCGGCTCCGCGACAGCCTGCGCGCCGAGTGCCACGACAAGGTGCTGCGCGTCGGATCGCTGGACTGTAACTACGCCACCGACGTGGAGATGGGCACGGCCCCGCACGTCATCCTGCCGCGGAACAAGAAGGCGTTGCACTGGCCCGGCGCGGATCACCCGGTGGCGCGCGTCAACCACCCCGGGACCGCGCCGATGCCGTACCTGAGGCCGAGCCTTTTCCAGCGGAGGACGCCATGAGTCTCCTGCTGCGCGCCACCCCCGAACTCGTCGCCACCGCCTGGCTGACGACGGTCGTTGGCGACCGCGTCGCCACCACCCTTCCGAAGCCTGCTGCGGACGGCTCTATCTCGTGGGCTGATGAAGGATTCGTCACCCTCGTCACCGCAGGCGGCACCCCCAACCTCTACGTCCCGCTCCGGGAGCCGGTCATCGGCGTGGACTGCTGGGCCACCAACCCGGGCTCGCAGAAGCCGCCATGGAACAAGGCGGCCGCCCTGGCCGAGGCGATCCAGGCCGCCTGCTACGACCACCGGACCATCCCGCAGACCGTGACCCTGCCCGCCGGCTACCCGGCCGCCCGGGTCATGTCCGCGTACACGACCGGCGAGCACCGGCGGATCCCCGACGACCCGTCCTCGTATGCCCGCTACAGCATCCCCGGCCTGGTCGTGACATGGGTGGAGGCGCCGTCGTGACCCGCTACGCCCTCCAGGGCGCCCTCAGCCGCGACCTCCTCACCTGGAACGGCCGCGTCCTCGTCCACGACAACGCCGCGGAGATGGAGTTCCTGTTCACCGGCGACGTCCGCGTCATCCCCTGCCCCCGCGGCATCCCGCCCGAGCAGACCCTCGACATCCGCTTCCACCCCCAGCTCGCCTCCGTGACGTGGCCATTGACCAAGGAGCAGTTCCGGTGACCCACCTGATCAGCACGACCATGCGGCCCGACCAGGTGGTCGAGGTCGAAGACGCCGAGTACACGGACCTCCAGCGGCAGGGACTCGTCCTCGTCGACCACACCGAGCAGGCCGAGGCAGCCGCTCCGGCCACCACCAAGAAGGCCGCCTCGCCGGCCGCGAACAAGGAGGGCTGAGTCATCAGCGTTACCACGACCAACCTTGTACAGGGCCCGGCGACGCTCTACAGCGGAGCGTTCGGTGCCACCGAGCCGACCGATACCGCCGTCAACAGCGCCCCGGCCGCGTCGACGTGGACGGACGTCGGTGGAACTCAGGACGGGGTCAAGCTGACCGTCGACCAGTCGTACACGGAGCTGGAGGTCGACCAGGTCGTCGACCGCGTCGGCTCCCGGCTGACGAAGCGCGACTTCACCGTCGAGACGTCGATGGCGGAGGTCACCCTGACGAACCTGTCGCTCGCCCTCAACGGTGGCACCTCGGCGTCGGGTTCGGGCTACGCCAGCTTCGAGCCGTCCTTCGCCTCGTCCGCCACGCAGCCGACCTACAAGGCGCTGCTCTTCGACGGCTGGGCGCCCGGCACGTCGGCGTTCACGAGGCGCGTCATCGTCCGCAAGTCCCTGTCCACGGACGCGGTGGAGATGGGCTACACGAAGGACAAGATGACGCTCTTTGGCGTCAAGTTCTCCGGCCACTACGTCAGCTCCAGCATCTCGCCCATCCACGTGGTCGACCAGACCACCTAGTCGCCCCCTATCCGCGCACGCTTCGAGGAGCACCACCGATGGCATCCACCACACGTCAGAGCACCGCAGCCGCCCGCAAGCGCGCAGCCACCAAGCCGGCCACCGGGGCTGCGTCGCTCGACTTCGAACCGATCCGGATCGACGCCGACGAGGACGTTGTAGAGGAGCGGGTCCCGCTCTTCTACATCGGCACCGACGAGTACACGATCCCCAAGTCCATCCCGACCGGGGCCGCCCTCCAGTACCTGCGGATCGCGGGCGAGCGGGGAGAGCAGTTCGCCGCACCGACCCTGCTCACCCGCGTCCTTGGCGAGGACGCCTACCAGGCGCTGGAGGACTCCAAGGCGTTGGACGACGACCAGCTCAAACGCATCATCCAGATCGTCGTCGACCTCTCCCTCGGGCGGGGAGAAAAAACGGAGGGAAAAGCGAGGTAGGCCCAGCCTGGGCCAGCGTCCTGGATGAAGGGTTCCGCCGGACAGACCTGTCCGAGACGGTCGTGGAACGACTCGAAGAAGTCCTCTGGGTCCTCGACCACGAAGCTGATCTCGACGCCGATTTCCTGGCCATCTACGGCATCGACCTTGAGCAAGCCGATGTCTCCGCCCCCCGATACTTCGCCCTCGCCCACCGCCTGACCGCCTACCAGGGCGTAATGGCAGCCCGCGTAGACGACGAGCGCGACCGACCGAGCAGCACCACAACCCGCACACAGGCTGCCCCGCCGGCACGGCAGGGCGGCGGCGAGAACCGTGAGGTCTCGCTGACGGCATTCCGGGTGATGTTCCCCGGGATCGTGAGCGGAGGAGGGTGAGGGGTGGCGGGCTCCTTTCGCATCGCAGAGGGTTACGTAGAAGTAACGGCCGACGAGTCCGCCTACGACACGGCCATGACGCGCCTGAAGGCCAAGGATCATGTCGTCAAGGTCGGTATCGACGTCGACGACAAAGATGCGATTGCCAAGCTGGACAAGCTGGTCAAAGACCGTGTCGTCAAGATCAGCGCCACCGCTGACACCCGCGTTGCCGCTGACGAGCTGGCCAACCTCACCCGCCGCCGCGTCGTCGCCGTGGACACCGACCTCGATGAAGGCGGCGCCCTCTCCCAGCTTGGCGCCCTCGTTACCGATCGCACCGTCCGACTCTTCGTCCAGGTCGACGACGCCGACGCCATCGCACGCCTGACCGAACTGACCCGCGACCGCATGGTCAACGTCCTCGCCGACGCCGACACCCGCGTCGCCGCCGCAGACCTCGCGAATCTCACACAGCGGCGGACGGTCCGTGTCGATGCGGACGCCGACACAGCAGCGGCACGGGCGCGCCTGGACGATCTCACCCGCGACCGCCACATCAACGTCCGCGTGGATATGGACCGGTCCGTCCTCGGCTCCCTGTCCAGTCTTGGCGGCGGGGGCGAGAGCGGCAGCGGTGGGCTCAAGAAGCTCTTCTCGGTTCTGACGAACTTGAAGGTCGTGGCCACTGGCGCTGCTCCCATGCTTGCGTCCCTGGGGCAGGCCATCATCCAGATGGGTCCGGCGGCCGCCATCGCGGTACCGGCGATGTTGTCGTTGGGTGCCGCATTCGCCGCTATCAAGATCGGTACCAGCGGGATCGGGGACGCGTTCAAGCAGGCCTTCACGCCGGCCGTGTCCTCCGGCAATGCCGCCGCCGCGTCGACGAAGAAGGTCGAGGCTGCGCAACGCTCGCTGGCGAAAGCCCAGCAGGCGGTCAAGGACGCCGAGGTCAACGCGGCTGCCGCCCGGGTGAAGGCGGCCAGGGACATTCAGGATGCGCAGCAGAGCCTGAAGAACACGGTCTCTGACGTCGCGGACGCCAACCGACGCGGGGCGGAGTCCGTCGCGTCGGCGGAGCGGGACCTGGCGGACGCGCAGCGCGCGGCGAAGCAAGCCCAGCTCGATCTCACGCAGGCCCGTAAGGATGCGGCGCAGGAGCTGGAAGACCTCAACGCCCGGCTCGCGGACGCTCAGCTCGACCAGCGGCAGAAGGTTCTCGACCTCCAGGACGCCACGCAGGAACTCGCCAAGGTCAAGGCCAAGGGCGCGGCGGCGACGCAGGAGGAGATCGACAAGGCGCAACTGCAGTACGACAAAGCGCTGCAGGCTCTGGCCGAGCAGCAGACCGAGACGCAGCGCCTGCAAGACCAGACGGACCAGGCCAACGCCGCTGGGGTCGAGGGGTCCGACAAGGTCACGAAGGCCAAGCAGGGCATCGCGGCCGCCAACCAGCAAGTCAGCGACAAAACCCAGTCGCTGACGGATGCGGAGATCGAGGCTGCACGGACGCAGGAGGACGGTGCGCAGCGCATCGCGAAAGCCCAGCGTGACGTCGCCGATGCGCAGACTGCTGCGGCGAAGGCGGCCACGGATGGGGCCCGGCAGATCGCGGACGCGCAGGAGGCGGCCAAGGAGGCGGCGCAGGCCTACGCGGACGCGCAGAACTCCGGGGCCGTGGCCACGTCCAAAACCGCGGACGCGATGGCGAAGCTTGCACCGAACGCCAGGGCCTTCGTCACCGCGGTCATCGCCCAGCGCGCGGCATGGCGCGGCCTGAAACTCGACGTCCAGAACGCGCTGTTCGCGGGGCTCGGGCAGAAGTTCACGACCATGTCGACGGCGATCCTGCCATCCCTGGAGACCGGGCTGACAGGAACGGCCAGCGTGCTGAACACGATGGCGAAGAACGCGTTCGACGCCGTCACCAACCTGGGCAAGACCGGCCAGCTGCGGCAGATGTTCGACGGCCTCAACAATGGGCTCAAGCCGCTCGCCCGGTTCCCCGCCCAGTTCATCACCGGGCTCACCCAGATCTCCATCGCGGCGAGTCCCGCGTTCCAGCGGATCAACACGGCGGCCGGCGGGATGGCCGACACGATCGCCAAGAAGCTGAGCAGCGCGTTCGCTTCGGGCCGGCTTGAGGACTCGATCAATACGGCGGTTAACGTCGCGAAGCAGTTCGGCCAGGTGATCGGCGACATTTTCGGAACGCTCGGCAACGTCATGAAGGCGGCTGCCGCGGGAGGTGGCAACGCTCTCGGTGGCCTGGCTGCGGTCTTCCAGGAGCTCCGGAAGATCACGGCAATGCCCGAGGTGCAGAAGGCGCTGACGTCGATCTTCACGGCGGTCAACTCGATCGCCAAGCTCGTGGCCGGGACGCTCGGCGCGGTCATCCAAGCGGTGTTGCCGCTGCTCGCCGCGCTGGCCCCGGTCGTAACGCAGCTCGCGACGGAGTTCGGGCCTGTTCTTGCGCAGCTCGCCGAGGCGCTGGGTAAGGCGCTCATGCCGATCATCACTGCGCTGCTCCCGGTCGTCGGCGACCTGGGCAGTCTTCTTGTCGGCCTAGTCCAGGCTGTGGTGCCGCTGCTCCAGCCGATCGGTGACTTGATCGGTGTGCTGATCACAGCGCTCGCGCCGTTCCTCAAGCTGTTCGCCAGCAACCTGCAGACCATGGTTACGGCGCTGGTGCAGTTCCTCGCGCCCGTGATCACGGCACTCGTGCCCGTGGTGCAGACGTTCGGCCAGCTCTTTGCCCAGATCGCGCCCCTGTTCGCGCAGCTCTACCCGGCGTTGCTGCCGCTGATTCCGCCGCTCGCGCAGCTGACGGTGGCGCTGGTGAACCTGGCCATGCAGGTGATCACGCCGCTGTTGCCGCTCATCGTCGGGCTCGCGCAGTTGCTCACGGGCACTTTGTCTGTCGCCGTCGGCTTGCTTGTGCCGGTCATCAACGTGGTCGTGGGCGCGATCACCGGTTTCGTGAACGCCATGAGCGCGGGAGTGAAGGCGATCGTCGCAGGGTTCCAGTGGCTGTTCGACGTGCTGGTCGGGCACAGCATCATCCCCGACCTGGTCACGGCGATCGTCACGTGGTTCACGCACCTGTGGTCGGAGACGAAGCGGATCTTCAACGGGCTGAAGACCTGGCTCGTGAACCTGTGGAACAGCATCTGGACATCGCTCCGCACGCGATGGAACTCCTTCTGGAGTGGCCTCAACTCGTCGATCATGGGCGCGTTGAGGGCGGTCCGTGACAGTTTCAGCAGCCTGAAGAGCAGCATCACGAACACGTGGAACTCGCTGTGGAACGGCGTCAACAACAAGATCATCGGGATCTTCTCCGCCATCAACACGAAGATCAACAACTTCAAGAACGGCATGAAGTCCGCGTTCTCCAGCCTGCGGGACAGCCTCGGCACCATCTGGAACGGCGTGAAGTCGAAGATCGGCGCGCCGATCAAGTTCGTCGTCGACACCGTCTACAACAACGGCATCCGCCGCATGTGGAACACCATCGCCGGAAGCATCAGCAGCAAACTCACCCTGCCCAAGATCAGCCTCGGCTTCAACCAGGGCGGCATCGTCCCCGGCGCCGGCAACCGCGACACCGTCCCCGCGATGCTCACCCCCGGCGAACGCATCCTCTCCAACCAGCAGGTCGCCAAGATGGGCGGGCACCGCGCCATCGACGCCGCCCTCGGCGACGGCCCGACCCAGCCGCGGCGGCAGGACCGGCGCAAGCCCGTCCCCGAGTTCGGTGGTGGCGGGATCATCGGGAGCGTGACCGGGGCGCTCGGTTCGGCCGCGGACTGGGCCAAGGACGTCGTCGTCGGAGGACTCCAGGCTGCGGCGAAGAAGGCGATCAGCTCGGTGATCCGCCCGCTGATCGGCCGCATCCCCGGTGGCGGTGTCGGCAGCCTCATGAAGGGCTTGTCGAACAAGGCCTTGGACGGGATCCTCAGCTACTTCGGCGGGCAGGACAAGAAGGCCCAACAGGTCGACTACAAGCCCGGCGGAGGCGTAGCCCAGTGGGCGCCGCAGATCCAGCAGGCACTCCAACTGCTGGGCCAGTCCTCGGGCTGGCTGGGCACAGTCGAACGCCGCATGAACCAGGAGTCCGGCGGCAACCCGACCGCCGTCAACCGCAACGACATCAACTGGCAGAACGGCACCCCCAGCGTCGGGTTGATGCAGGTCATCGGCCCCACGTTCAAGGCGTATGCGGGCCAGTTCCGCGGGACCGGCCCGTTCATGTACGGCACCTCCACTGCAGCCCTGCCCAACATCTACGCGGGCCTCAACTACGCCATGCACCGGTACGGCTCCCTGACCGCGCTGAACCGGCCCGGCGGCTACGACTCGGGCGGACTCCTCCAGCCCGGTGCCACCCTCGCGGTCAACCGGACCGGCCGGCCGGAGCGGGTCCTCGACGCGCAGCAGACGGCGATGTTCGAGCATCTGGTGAATGGCGGGGGTGGGGGCGGGGTCACGATCCAGGCGATCAACGTCAACGGCACTTTCGATTTCTCCAGCCCTGCTAGCCGGAGGGCCGCGGCGAACGCACTCGTCAAGGAGATGAAGGAAGCCATCCGACTGTCCGACAGGAGCCGTGCCTGATGGGCCTGTTCAACTGGGGCGACCTGAACATCGGCCGCATCCCTCTCCGTGAAACATTCGTCGCGACCGAGTCCGGCGGTGACGGCCGCGGACTCGACCTGGAAGGGCAGGAGTCGTATCCGCCGCTCACCCGGGCGCAGGTCATCTCCCGGCACGACGGCATCAACGCCCTGGTCCCCGGCCAGGTCATCCCGGCAACGTTCACGGACAAGCCGGAGCGCAACGGCTACTACACGGTCAAGAGCTCCTCGTCGACGTACACGGAGTACCTGAACGAGGCCGTCACCGCCGACTGGAAAGTCAGCCTGGACCGGGTCGGCTCTGACGCCGAAACCGACCTCCAGTCCAGGCTGACGGGTGCCGTCCGGCTGAACGATTTCAGCTTGCCCGGCGAGCGCTGGCACGCCCCGCCGATCGGCCACTACGGCTACTACACCGGCTCGACCAACCCGACCACGATGACCCGCACCGGCGCGGACGGCGCCATGACCGTCTACCGCGGTGTCCCCGCGAACACCTCGCCACGCTGGGGCTGTGTACCAACCGCCTACCTGGTCGGCCGCGTAAAGGTGACCACGACCGGCAGCCAGGAGGTCTACGGTGCCGACGTCCCCCTCGCCGCGACCGGCTGGTCCCTGACCAACGGATTCGTCAACGTCACCACCTCAGCGTCCGCCACCATCGACGTGCAGGCGTACACCGGCGGCGCCTATCACTCCAAGCTCTGGAACGTCAGCGTGGCCGGCTCCGCATCGTCGATTACGTCGTGGGACGGGGCGACGCTGCTCCGCAACGATCCCGAGGCGTGCATCCTGCGCCTGACCAAGGGGTTGAATCCGGGCCGGGCGACCCTTGACCTGACCCTCCGCCGCGGCAGCAGGTTCGTGGAGGGCTACCTCCAGACCGGCACCTCTGCCACCCTGTCCGCCTACCGCTCGACGCTGGAGACGAACACGTCGTTCGCGGCGTCCGGGTACGTCACCGCCACCGGCAACGACGCGGACAGCAACCGGTTCGCGGTCGGCTCCGCGCGGACGTTCACTGCGCACACCAACGGCGGCGTCACAAAGAGCAGCGCGACCAGCCTGGACTTCTGGATCGGCGTTGCCGCAGGCGGCGGCTCCGCGGTCTCCGGGGACGCGGCCACTGACCTGCGGAATCAGTACGTCGCCTGCATGCCAGAAAGCGTCTACGGAGTTCGGAGGTAGGCGCGGATGCCGGTTCAGGAGGTTCTCAAAGCCCTTGGCTCGTGGGGTATCAAGCTCAAGCCGGCCACCCCCCGCGACATCCTCGACAGTTTGGATTACTTCGGCCACGTAGCGATCGTCCCCGGCCGCCTGGACCCGCTCCAGTACGGCGACAATCTCCTCACGACCGCCCGCTATGTCGGCGTGCTGCGCACCAAGACGATCGGCGACGACGGCCGCACCAACGCCCCCCAGGACGACTTGTCGGTCGGTGGCGTGGGAATGGCGTTCTGGCTCGGCGACGAGGACGGCAAGGGCGACGTCTACGAGAACGCCGTCGCACCCGCCTCGACGTCGTTCGCCACCGCGATCAACATGCTGCTCCCCGCGTCCGGCGCGGTCACCGCGGGCACCATCTACTCGGTAGCCGGCCAGTACACGGGCCATCATCAATACGAGTCGCCGCGGGCCGCGATCACCTACGTGTGCGACACCATGTCCACCACCAGCGTGCCCGTGAGCTGGCGCGTCAATGGCGCCGGAACGTTGGACGCCGGTCCCGACTCCAACCTGTTCATCACCAACCCGACGTGCGTCATCATGGCCACCGGCGCCGGCGAGGACATGGCGTTGCGGGCGCTCCCCGGTTCCACGGACGTCACCCGGGACGTCGAGGACTACTCCACCCGCGTCGTCCTTCTCGCCGAGGGCGAGGGCACCAGCATCGCCACCGGGTCCGCAGACATCTCACCGGTGACGCCCTACAAGGACATCCACGGCAATGCACTCAAACTGACCCGGCTGGTCAGCGAGTCGGATACGGCGAGCACGAACGCCGCCGTGCGCGCGCAGCTCGCCCTCAGTCAGTTCACCTCGACCCGGAACGCCCTGACCCTGTCGACGGCGGACTACGACGTCCACGGAACTTTCCAGGTCGGGGACCGGGTGTGGGTGTACGACCCTGACAGCGGTCTCGTCGACACGACCACCGAGATCACGTTCCGCGGGATGCGACTCAACCCGCTGAAACTCCAGGTCACCGAAACCTCCTGGTCGGTCACCAATGCGTACACGGTCGCCTACCGCTCCGTGGACGGCACGTGGATCGACCTCACCCAGTACATCGAATGGGAGACCGATAACACCAACACGGTGACCGTCGGCGACTTCGACCGGCAGCTCACCAACACGGGCACCGAGCCCGTCGGCTCCCGCCCCAACGCCGACACGTCTACGCCCGCGCAGCCGAACTTCGTTACCCCGTTCCTGGGGTCGGCGTATCTCGACAACCGGGGTTTCACCCGGGCCCGTGTCGTCCTCTCCTGGAACGCCCCCCTCAACGTCGACGGCAGCACGGTCCTGGATGGCGATCACTACGAGATCCGCTACGCCATCGACACCGACATGCTGTACCCAGCCACGTGGACGCAGGTGTCGCAGGTCCGGTGGCAGGATCTGCAGACGTGGGCGCAGCCGTTCGCCGCGCCGACTGGCAAATGGCAGACGATGGTCGTCAACTGGGATTCGACCACGGCTCAGCTCCAAGACCTGTCGCCCGGCGTCGGCTACGACGTGCAGATCCGCGGCGTGGACAAGACCGGCAACACCGGCGCTTGGTCGCCGACCACCACGTTCGTCGCATCCGCCGACAACCTGCCGCCCAGTACGCCAGCCGCGCCGTCGGTGGCTGGCAGTCGCATCGCCGTGCAGGTCACCCACACGCTGGGCAAGAGCTCCGGCGGCACGTACAACTTGGAGTCGGACCTCGACCACTTGGAGATCCACGTCTCCTACGAGCCGGGATTCACCCCGGACACCACCACTCTGAAGGGGAAGGCCCTCGCGACTGCGGGGATGATCCAGGCGCAGATCCCCGTCGTGTTCACCGTGCAGGTCGAGGAGGTCTCAGCCCGCTACGTCAGATGCGTCGCGGTCGACAAAACGGGCAACAAGTCCGGGCCGTCCGACGCGGCGACAGCGACCGCGCTCCTCATCGACGACGCCCACATCAGCGACCTCACCGTCTCCAAAGTCACCGCGGGCACCATTGGCGCGGACTTCATCGTCGGCGCCCGCATCAAAACGGCTGACACTGGGGCCCGCGTCGAGCTCAACTCCGGCGGCATCGGCTGCTGGGACGCGGCCGGCACACAGACGGTCGCCATCGCCGCGGCTGATGGCTCCGTGTCCATCATCGGCACCCTCAAATCCGGCACGTCCGGGAAACGCATCGAGATCAATCCAACCGCCACGTTCCTGCCCGAGATCCGCTGGTACGCCAACACCGGCAGCGACTACGGCTACATCAACGCCGTCTCCTTGGGCACCGAGGTCGCCCTCGGCCTCAACTCGTCCAGCTACGACGATGGCACCGGCGTTCAGGTCATCTCCCGTACCTATCTCGGCGCGAGCACTGCCGAATTCGCCGTCGTCCGCTCTGATGACCAGTCGCGACGTGGCGGCTATGTCAGGGCCACTCCCGTCAATCTTGAACTCGGCTACAGCAGTGCCGATGTGACTGGCGGTTTCTTTCGCGCGACCGCCACGCTCACACAGGTGGGAACAGAGATCGGCGACACCGAAGACGCTCGCATCGATTTCGACCACACCGACGGGACCGTGCGCGTTATCGGCGAAATGGACTATTACAACAGTTCACAGAATGCGCTGCTGATGAACTCCGGCAGCGCGGCCGGATCGTCCGGGGTCATCCTCACCTACGGGGCCACGAGCACCGGCACACCGAAACTCCTGGCGACGCTCTACGACCCGTCGAAGACTGCGTCGAACGCCCTGGCCGTGAACATCACCGCCAGGTCCACGACGGGATTCACGGCTTCCTTTTCCGGCAATACAGGCGGCTCGGCGGAGTTGTCCTGGTGGGCGTACAGGATCAACTGATGACACAGCGAAAAGTGATTGCATCGAGTATCGAGACAACGCCGCGCGGCCCCGTCGTCACGGTCACCATCGACGTCGGCGAGAAGGGCGTCGACCCGGTGCTCCACATTTTTCCGCTCGACACTCTGGAATGGCGGGCGGCGGAATACGACATCGACCACACCGCTGTGGACGACCTCCTCGACATCGTCCTGCACGAGCCCTACCTCACGGACGATGCGCCCGTGTACACCGCGGTCACGGGGGCGGAGGCTCGTGCCGTGCATCGGGAGCGGATCGCCGCGGTCAAGGCCAAAGGCCAAGGCGTCGACGTTGGTACGGGCGGGTCGAGGACGGATCCGTTGCAGCCGGTGAAGGACGTCTACACCCGCTTCGCGGACGCCGGTGAGGTCGAGGCGAAAGCGCGCCACGTGAAGCGCCACCGCGCAGCCGTGCATGCCCAGCCGCGCCCTATCCCGACGGGGTGGGCACGCCGTCCTATCGCTCCCAGCCAGCCCGAAGTGAAGGAGACCACCCGTGCCTGATCCGTCCACCACCAGGTTGGCCCTGTACAAGTCCAAGTCGGACGGGTCCGAACTGGTCTCCTACACCCAGGACATCGGCCAGAACTGGGACCGGGTCGACGCTGCGGCCGGTTTCCAGGCGTGCACGTCCAGCACTCGGCCGTCGTCGCCGTACTCCGGCAAGCCGATCATGGAGACGAACACCTCGTACCGCAGCTACTTCTCCAACGGGACCAGCCCGGCGTCCGCATCCTGGGTGGAGATCCCCAACAGCTCCGGCACATTCGGCGGCAACCTCACGCTCGCATCGGGCAGCAGCCTCTCGATCGGCGCGGCCACACTCACCCGCTCAAGCGGCGGCGCCCTCAACCTCAACACCAACTATCAGCGCACCGGAGCCGCATCCACCGACGTCGCCTACAGCGCCCTCGTCACCGGCGACCCCTCAGACCGGGTCCGCATCTACACCAGCGGCAAAATCGAGATCGGGCCCGGCAACGCAGCCCTCGACGTCAACCTCTACCGCTCCGCCGCCAACACCCTCACCACCGACGACGACTTCGTCGCCAACAATCTCTTCGCCACCGGCTGGAAAAACCTCACCTCCTACGGCAGCTACCAGAACTCGGCGTCATCAGGCAGCCCCACCCCGCAGGTCCAGGACGTCACCGTGTGCGGACTGAAGCTGCGGTTCTTCCAGGGCACCATCAACTTCTCCGGCGTCGGGACCGGGTCGTACACGTTCTTCTCCTGGACCGCCGGCTACGCGCCGAGCTACGAGCGGGACTGGGGCGTGGCGGGCGCGCCGTCCTCGGCTTCGTACCGGGCGTTCCTGTCGACGTCTGGGAACTGGGGAATCACCGGACAGGCGGCGTCGCAGACGTCGATCAGCCTGGACCAGTTCAGTCCGATCGTGAACCCGCCCGGCACCCTGTGACGTCAGCGTGCATCGCCGAGCGGCGGCGCCTCCGCTCCGACTAGAGAGGCAGGGAGCCCGCTTGCGGGGGGAGACTGCCGCTCGGCCTCCAGCTCCGTGATCTGGTCCTCCAGTTGCTGGATCAGGCCGCGGAGCATGAGGTTCTCGTCGAAGAGTTCGCCGCATCGCTTCCGGTAGATCGGGAACGCTGCCTCCACGCTGACCTGCTGGGACTCGGCCATCAGGCCACCACCTTGTCTGCGAGTTCCCGGTACCGGTCCAGGAGGTCGCTGCCGTTGAGGAACGCGTGTTGGGGAAAGAACGACCAGTGGCTGACCACTGCATTTCCTCGGAGGATGTTGGGTGCCCCTGTGGCAAGCGGGTGGTGGATCGTATGAAAGCTCTCCTCCTCGTCAGGGACGAGGACGCCCGGTCCGGCGTCGAGGCCGGCGTACATGCTGCCGAGGCTGGCGAAGCAGCTCACGGAGAACTGGGTGCCGGGGGCGATGGGGAAGTCCTGGTAGAGGTACAGGTCCTCGACGGTGCCGGCCTCGATGTGTGACAGCAGCAGCTCGTGGAGCTTGACGGCGAAGGGTCCGTTGGCCCAGCCGTTGGGGTCCATGCAGTACTGCTTGACCTCGCCCCACTCGGCGGGGATCTTGCCGCAGAGCTGGAGGAAGTGGGAGACGATCGCATTGTTGACGATGATCGGGAACACGGCCGTGGGCGCGGGCATCTGGAGCCTGGCGCGGACGAGGTTCTCGATGGCGTCCTCGTGCAGGTAGACCACATCGTCGTCGAGGCGGATGTACACCGTGTCGGGGTCGACCATCTCGCGGTAGGCGAGCCCGGTGTACCGCTGTTTGGGGAGGTTGCCGAGGTCGACGCCTTCGGGCCGGTGCTTGAGGTGGAACCACGGGTGCTGCTCGGCGAGCTGGTGCGCGTAGGCGACGTCGTCTTCCTGGCCGACCGCGTCGGTGTTCATGAAGGCCCAGACCTCGTCGATGAGGCCGCGTTCGACGTCCCGCTGCAGGTACTTGATCAGAATGCTGTACGTCCGGACCCGGCCGTAGGGGGTCCAAGCTACGGTCTTTCGGCCGTCGATCATTCTCGTTTCCTTTCAACGTATTCGGCCATGCCTCGCAGTTTCTTAGGGTCGTCCCTGAAGAAACCGACCCCCACGTTGCACCCAGGGCACAGGAGGCCACGTATACATTTCCCGCAAGCGCTCCTTCCGGGACAACAGGTCTTATCGTGGTCGACGTGCGCTTCTGCGAGGGTCAGTGGAATGAGGCACCCAGCGTTGCCGCAGGAGTCTCCTTGCTCCTTGAGTAGAGCTTTCAGTGTGGCGTCGTCGACTCCGTAGCGATGGCGGCGATACGAGGCGCGACGCTGTTCCTTCATTCTCTGTACGTAAGCGACGTTGTAGGCGTGCTGCTTAGCCTTGGCTTCTGGCCTCTGACGCAGCTGCCGCTCGTGCTCTTTCACTTCGGGTCGCTCACGTCGGGCCCTCGTGTACTCGTTGACGCAGGACTTGCATTGCGGATACCTCTCATCCTTCCGATTCTTGTCGCGCGTGAAATCTTCAACAGGCTTCTCGATCTGGCATCGCGAGCACTTCTTCATGTGAGTATTCTATTTGCCAACACCCCCTATATCCGGCGCAATTACGAATTGCCTCACGTTTCCCTTTTAGTGGTCCGGTGTTGTGGCGGCCACTGCCGTGACTCCGCCGTCCACGGCAGGTCAGGGTGCAGCTTCCGCAGCAGGTCCACGGTCGCTGCGTGATGCTCAGCCCGTCCGCCGGACAGTTGCCCGGGGTGGACGCGCACGAGGTACAGGGGCTGCTCGATGACGGCGTATCGGGTGAGGCCGGCTTTCCAGACGCGGATCCAGAAGTCCCAGTCCTCCGCCGTGCCGAACGTTCCGGGCGGGGTGGCCTTCGCTGAGTAGCCGCCGACGGTCTCCCACACCTCACGCCGGAACAGGGCCTCGTCGATGAGCGGCGGCCAGTGGGCGAAATCGTCGAGCGTCGCGTCCGGGAGGGACGCCTGGACGGTGTCCGCTTCGCCGAACTGCTGCGCATGGGGGACGACGAAGTCCCTGCCGCCGTCCGCGTTGAGGACGGCCACGCAGCGGGCGATGCATTCGGGGTGCAGGAGGTCGTCGGCGCTGGAGGTGAAGATCGCGTCGCAGCCGTCGTCGAGCGCCAGGCGCGCAGCGGCGTTGAGGCTGAGCGGCCAGCCCTTCCGGGTCCGGTTGCGGGTCATCTTGGTGTACAGGTCGGGGTGTTGGCGGAGCCATTCGTAGGTGCCGTCGGTGGAGCGGTCTTCGGCAATGTAGGCGTGCGCGGGGTGGGTCTGCGCCTGGATGCTGGCGAGCATCTCTTCGAGCCAGGGCAGGGCGTTGCGGGCGGGGATGATGACGCCGACCTTCACTGCTGCCTCCTCGTCCACATGTCGTAGGTGGCGAGGACGCCGGCCTTCCACGGGGTGGTCGGCGCCCATCCTCGGATGGCGCTGATCGCCGTGTTGTCGGTGACGACGTGCTGTAGGTCACCGGGTAGGCGGTCGCTGTGGACGACGTCGGAGGGCACGCCGTAGGACACCTCCAGCCAGCGGAGGAGTTCGAGGAGGCTGACCTCGTTCTCGGGCCCGCCGCCGACTTCGAACGTCCGGCCTTGGTAGGCGGCATGGTTCTCGACGATGTCGACGAGGAGCTTGGTGAAGTCGTCGATGTAGAGGACGTCTCGGCTTTGGGTGCCGTCGCCGTGGATGGTGATGGGGCGGCCTTCACGGGCGGCGCGGAGGAACCAGGTGACCCAGCCGCTGTCGGCGGTGCCGTCCTGGCCGGGGCCGTAGACGGTGGAGGGGCGGAGGGTGACGTGGGGCAGGCCGTACAGCTCGGCGTAGAGCTCGATGTATCCCTCGCCGACGGCCTTGGATAGGCCGAGTGGGGTGAGGAGCCCATCGGCGCCGGGGTGCACCTTGACGCTGGAGGTGAAGACGACGGGGATGCCGCCCGCGCGCCGGGCCGCTTCGGTCACGTTGAAGGTGCCGACGGCGTTGTCGCGGAAGTCTGCGGCCGGGTCGTCGAGGCTGGCGCTGGTGGAGCAGGACGCGCCGAGGTGCACGATGACGTCGGGGCTGGCGGCTTCGACCGCGAACTGGAGGGCGGGCAGGTCGGCGGCTGGCCAGCCGGTCCGCTTGTCGACGCCGACGACGTTGTGGCCGCATGCGGCGAGCTGCTGGACGAGGTGGCCGCCGATGAACCCAGCTGCACCCGTGACGAGGATGTTCACGCGGCCACCGCCAAAGGTGCGGTGAGTGCGGCCTGCCAGTGCACGTTGGTCGCCTGGAGGATCGACGCGGACGCTTCACCGCGCGCGGTCATCCCGATCCGCTGCCGAAGCTCCGGGTCGTCCGCCAGCTGCTTGAGGTACTTCCCCCACTCGTGCTCGCGCCGGACGAGGAACCCGTTCTCCCCGTGCCGGATCACCGCCCGGTACGGCTCGATGTCCGACGCGATCAGCGGGATGCCGAGGATGCTCGACTCCAGCCACTTCGTCGGATACTTCGCGGCGTTGAACGGGATATCCCGGTACGGCGCCACCCACACGTCCCACTCGCCGACGGCCTGCATGTAGTGCTCATGCCGCTCGATCCAGCCCCACGTACCGATCTGACGCCCCTGCAACCCCAGGCTGATCGCGTTCTCCGCCGAGATGCCGACGAGCGACACCCGGACGCCTCCAGAGCGCGGGTAGCGGGAGATCCTGGTCAGCGCCCGGACCGCCTCGGGCAGGTCGGCGACCGTGGACGACGTACCAGCCCAGCCCACCGACAACGGTCGGCCCTCGGCCTGGTAGTCGCGGGGCTTGCCCAGGTACTGGGCCGGCAGCCCGTTGGGGATGACGCGGACGTCGGCGGCGTAGTCGCGGAGGACGGCGGCCAAGGGTTCGGAGCAGCAGGTGACGACGTCGGCGAGCTGCATGTTGGAGGCGAGCCGTCGGAGCATGGCCGGGTCCCAGGTGCGGGCTGCGGCTGGGTTGGTGGGGTCGAGGTGGAAGTAGTCGTCGTCGAGGTCGAGGACGAGCCGCTTCCCGATCTCCTTGAGCCGCTGCCACATCATGGTCGGCTCGGGCTTGGCGACGCGGCAGCCGACGACGGTGTCGAGGACGGCCCAGTCGTGCGGGAGCCGCATCCCCGCGGACACGGCGTGGCCGAGCCATTGCAGGCTCATGGCGGGGAGTCCGGCGCGGTAGAGGGCGGAGCCTGCCACGTCGGCCGACCAGAAGTGGATGCGCGCCACGTCAGGCCGCCAGGTAGCCGGGGAGCCACTGCTCGGCGTAGTAGCGGACGGTGTGGTGAATGCCCTCGTCGAGGGGCACGAAGTCGGCGGCCGTCATGCCGATCTGCTGGAGCGTGGACGTGTCGGAGGTGACGACAGCGTTGGGGATCTCGCCGGGCCGCATCGGCAGGTGAGTGATCCCGACGGGCTCCCGGCCGGTGACCTTGGCGGCGTACTCGGCGACGAGGTGGGCGATGTCGTTGACGGTGACCGAGGTGAGCGGCCCGACCTCGACGGGGCGTTCGGTGGGCCCGTTGGCAGCGGTGTGTTCCAGTGCGGTGACGAAGGCGCGGGCGACGTCAGCGACGTACACGCAGTCGGAGATCTGGGTGCCGTCCCCGTACACCTCGATGGGCGCACCGGTGAGGGCACGGCACACGAAGGCTGGCGCGATCTTTCGTACCTTCGACGTCCCGTAGGGCTTCGCCACCGACTGCCCCGGACCGTAGGCGTTGACCGGGCGGACGATGGTGACCCGGCCGCCCTCGCGGTAGAGGTTGTACATGCGGGCGAGGTCTTCGGCCGCGCTCTTGGTGATGGTGTAGCAGCCGGTGCCGACGAGCCGAAAAGCGTGGTTGCCTACCCCGGCGTAGACGACGGGCAAGTTGTACTGCGTGGCCGCCTCGAACACGTTGAGGCTGCCGAGGATGTTCGTCTCCGCCGACGGGCGCGGGTTGCTGATCGTCTCCTGCGTGCCGAGGACAGCCGCGAGGTGGATGATTCCCTCGCAGTGCGCGGCAGCCTCCGTCACGGCGGTGGCGTCGCGGACGTCGCCGAGAAAGAACTCCTCCCCGGGCGCGAGGTTCTGTCGGCGGTCCTGGTGGTCCATAACGAGGACCGTGTGGCCGCGCGCGATCAGTTCTTTGCGGATCCACGAGGCGATGAAGCCCGAGCCGCCCGTTACGAGTGTCTTCATCGGTTTCGCTCCACGTAGTCGGCTGCTGCTCGCAGCGCTTCTGGGTTGTCCTTGAACCAGCCGAGTCCGCCGTTGCATCTGCGGCAGAGCAGCCCGCGCACACGTCCGGTCGTGTGGCAGTGGTCGACGTTCCACTCAAGGCCGATGTCGTCCGGATCGTCCGTGCGGCAGATCGCGCATCGGCCTTCTTGGGCGGTAAGAAGTTCTTCGTACCGCTCCTGGGTGACGCCGTACTTCCGCCTGAGGTGCCGCCACCTCGCCGAGTCCAGGCGTCGTTGGCGGAAGGCCGGGTCGTCCCGCCACTTCTTGCCGTAGTAGGCGTTTCGGCTGCCGCGCTTCTCCGGCGTGCCATTTCGGAGATAGTCAGCTCGGTCGCGGCAGGGCGGCGAGCAGTAGACCTGAGCCCTCCCCCCACGCCGAGGGGTGAAGTCTTCTTCGCAGACTGGGCACTGCGCGCCGGCCGCACTCACTTCTTCTCCTTGCCGGCGGGCCTCGCGTGGGGGCAGGCCTTGCAGTGCTCGCACTGTGGGAGGCGGTCGGCGCAGTCGCAGCGGGGGCAGCGGAGGCCGGTGTCCTGCTCGCTCACGGCGACTCCTTGGCGGGCGTCGCGAGGGCTTCGTCCCAGCGGTAGTCGCAGCGGGAGCAGCACCGTTCGAGACGCTCCGGCCCTGCCGATCCCAAAGTGATACGGCCGTGGCCCGGCTCGCCCTTGGCCTTGTACTCGGTGTAGGCGCCTTCGTTGCCGCACTTCGGGCAGCGTGCGTCGTCGCCTGAGAACGGGGGTAGCGGCGTCGGCTCGGTCATCGCGAACTCCGCGCGGTGGTCGGGTAGTCGTAGGCGTGGACCGGGGCGTGCGGGGCGAGCACGAGGAACGCGAAGAGGAACGCCAGCCCGGCGCAGATGCCGTTCACGACTCGTCCTCCGGTTCGCTCATCGAGCGCAGCCGCTGGAGGTCGGCTCGCGTGAGGACGCGTTCGCCGGGCTTGAGCGTGGTGATGACGAGGCCGGGGCGGAGCACGCCGCCGTTGTCGTAGGGGGTGGGGTCGGTCATGGCTGGCCTTCCTCGTGGATGCGCTTGGACTCCAGCCAGAGGTCTTTGAGGACGGCCTTCATGACGAGGCGCATGGCGCGGGCGTGCTGGTGTCCGGCACTGAGCTGGGTGCCTTCGGCGGCTGGTTTCCCAGAGGGGCCACAGCGGCGGCAGGGTGCGACGTGGACGGCTTCGGTGTACTTCTTGCGGCCGTCGTCGTAGACCGCGCGGTATGGGGACCGGGCCTGCTTGATGCAGGATTCGGCGACGAGGTAGGCGCGGGTCTTGGCTGTGGTGGACCAGTTGGCGCGCTGACCTCGCGCACGGGTAGGGGCGACCCCGACGGCGGGGGCCTGGAGTGCGCCGGTGTTATGGCCGGGGTCGCCCTGCTTGCCCCCGCTGCCGCTACGACCTTGGGCTTCGTCCGATCTGTGGGCGGCGGGGAGTACGTGGAGGCCGCAGTACGCCCACAGTTCGGAGACGAGACGCGGCCGGTTATGGAGGGTGTTCCAGTAGGGGTCACCGATGGCGGCGAGGAGTCGGGCGCCTTGTTTCTCGCCGACGCCGATGGTGGCTTTCACCCACGGGCCGAGCGGGTGTTTCCGCACTGCACGCTGGAGGTTGAGGGTGGACTGGTGCTCCAGCTTGCCGAGGGCTGCCACCACGTCCGCGAGCGCGGCTACCTGGGGCTGGTCGAGGGTGAGGCCGAACCCGCGCTCTTCACCGTCCGAGTCGGTCTCGGTGCGGGTGAGTTGGCGGAGTCGGTTTTCGTTGGCGATGCGGGTGCGCTCAAGGTCGTCGAGGACGTCGGCGAGGAGCGCGAGGAGCGGGGCGTTGGAGTCGGCCCACGGGTTGGACGCCAGCACCGGCGGCTCTTCATTGGCGGCCGTTCGTGGCATGGCCGGTGTTGGCGGGTTGTGCTCCCCGACGGCGGGAACGTGATGGGTCTCGCTGATCCTCTGGCCGTCGGGGAAGTCTGCGGCACCAGCAGCAGCGTTAGGCCACTGGGCCTCGCGATTCATATGGCCGCCGCTGGCGCCAGTCTTGGGGTCGAGGTACGTCACGCCGCCGCACCCCCAACAGAGTCGAGAACCGAGGCGGGCAGATCACGCACTCGCTTCACGCCGTGCGTGCGCACGAGTTCGGCCAGACCCTCCAGCCGCTCCGCGACCGCCGACGTGCGGGCCGCCTGCTCCCGTCGCTGCCCGGCCGCGAACATCAAGTCGGTGAATCCGCAGTCGCCGAGGAACTTCCAGTCGTCGTCCCCGCCGCCCACGCAGTAGCGGTCCTCCAGCCACTTCGGGGCGGCGGCACGGATCGCTGCGACCTTCGCCGACCGGGCGGGCCGAGGAGTGGGCTTGACCATCGGGCGCGGCACGGGACCGGGTGACTCGGTCATCACCTCCGACTGCGTGTGCAGCGTGAGGCGGGGCGCTGAGGTGACAGGCGGCGTCCTGCGAACGGCCGGTGCGGGCAAGGCGAGGGAGTGCCGGTTGCGGCGTTCACGGATCTCCTCGCGGACCATGCTCGCCAATACCTGACCCAGCGCGGGGCGTAGGTCTGCGTCGTCGATCCGGTCGAGGATCTCGTCCGCCAGCGCGTGAGGGTCGGTCAACTCGCTTGACGCGAGGACGCCCCTGACGAGGTGGCGAAGGTTGAAGTCGCTCATGCGCACTCCTGCGGGTTGGTTGCGGGTTGTGGTGGCAGGGGTCAACCCGCAAAGGAACTCCCCTGCCACCGGCCTCTGAGCAAGGGGCCGATAGAACCGTACCTTAGATCCGTAGGTCGAATAGGGCCCACAGGCTACGATTCGTAGGTGACGCTATCTGTGGGAGGGCCCGCATGACCGCACACCACCCGCTCGGGAAACTCCCCGCCCAACCCGCACGCCCCCACCTTCGGTTGTCGCCCGTCCTCCGGGAACGCCTCACCTCCCCGCCGCCCTCAATGGACTGGCAGGACAACGCCATCCGCTGGCCGATGTACGGCAACGCGGACTGGGGCGATTGCGTATGGGCCGAGGTCGGCCACGCGATCAACCAGCTGACGTACTACGCCACCGGAGCCGAGGTCACGCCCACCGACCAGGACATCCTCAAGGGCTACTCCGCCGTCACCGGCTTCGACCCCAACGCGGGCCCGCCCGGCAACAACCCCACCGACCAGGGCACCTACGTGCAGGACGCCCTCAAGTACTGGCGCACCACCGGGATCGCCGGGCACAAGATCGTGGCTTACGCCTCGCTCGATGTTGCCAACCTCGTCGAGGTCCGCCAGGCGATCGCACTGTTCGGCAGCGTCAGTATCGGCCTGCAGTTCCCCGACTCCGCCATGCGGCAGTTCAACGCAGGCCAGCCCTGGGACGTCGTCCGCGGCGCCAAGAACGAAGGCGGCCACTGCGTCCTCGCCGGCGCCTACGCCGAGGACGGCGTCGGCATCGTCACCTGGGGCGCCGAGACGAAGATGACGTGGCGGTTCTGGACGCGCTACGTCGACGAAGCGTGGGTCGCCCTCGACGCGGACGGCATGAAAGCCGCGGGCGTCTACTTCACCGGCGCGCCCAGCTTCTACGCGCTCGGCGAGCAGTTCGCGGAGCTGACCGGTGAGGCCAACCCGGTCCCTCGGCCCGGTCCGGTGCCGTCCCCTCCTCCGTCGCCCACTCCTGCTGCGGATCCTCGACTGGTTCAGGTCGTGGCTCTGATGCAGGCGTGGGCGCACGACAACCACGTGACGGGAGCCTGACCATGGCCGATCTCTGGATGCCTGGGGCGATACGGTCCGACGTCGGGGACCACGCCCCGTGCGACACGCAGTACCCGGCCAAGGCAATCGCTCACATCACGTGGGATCGCAACGCCACCGCGGCCAAGCCGCAGGCCCTCGTCCCGTTCGCCGACCTCCTCGGCTACTTCACCGGCAGCGGGATTGGCGTCGCCCCGCACATCCTCTGGGATCCGTTCGGCGGCCGGTTCGCACAGTTCTACCCGGCCGACTCCCGTAGCAAGAGCGTCGTCGACCTCGCTGGCGGGACCCGAACGAACCGGGCCGGGAAGGTGGTTCTGCAGATCGAGGCGCTGTTCTTCCCGTACTGCAAGGCCCCGGACGGCAAGGTGTACGCGCAGCTTGAGGACACGCCCTGCAAGGGCTGGCAGGCGCTGCAGGACTGGGTGACGTCGTGGGGTGTTCCGCAGGCGTGGCCGATGGGTCGTCCGACGGACTTCTCTCCGCACCGCAGTGAGCATGTGTGGGAGACCGAGGGCGGCTGGTACGGGCACGGTGAGACGCCGGAGAACACGCACGTCGACCCGGGTTCCTGGCCCGCGTTCCTTGCCCCGCCGAAGCCGGTGCAGAAGCCGGTCGACGAGCCGTTCCCGGGTGCCGCGTTCTTCCGAACAGGCCGCCGGTCGCCGGTGATTGCTGCGATGCACAAGCGGCTGGTGGCTGTCGGCTGCAACCACTACGCCTCGGCTGCGAACGCCGACGTGTGGGGCTCGGGCGACGAGCGCAGCTACGCGGCCTGGCAGCGGAAGCTCGGCTACACGGGCACGGCCGCCGACGGGATCCCGGGCCCGTCCAGCTGGTCCCGGCTCCACGTCCCCAACGTCTGACCCTCTGGAAGGAACCCCGTCATGACCGTCACCCTCGACTCCGCCTACTGGCTCGGCCTGCTCGTCTCCGTCGTCCTGCCCGTCCTCGTCGGACTCGTCACCACGAGAGTCACGGACGCTGGCATCAAGGCGGTGCTTCTGCTCGCGCTCAGCACCGCGACCGGGTTCATGACCGAGTACGCCGGCCCGCACGACGCCGGCTACTCCGTCGGTACCGCCGCCGTGTTGGCGCTCGTCAGCTTCGCCAGCGCTGTCCTCGCGCACTTCGGCTTCTGGAAGCCGGTCGGCGTCTCCGGTAAGGCTCAGGACTCGCTCGTCAAGGCGGCCTGAGTGCAGTGCCGCGCGGTCCGGCGGTTCCATAAGGCCCTGGGCCGCCGCGGCACGTTCCTGCTGATCCTCGGCGTCGGCAAGACGTGCTGGGGCGTGGGCTTCATCGCCGCGCCCCAGCCGAACCCACAAGGCCTGGAACTCCTCACCGACCACGCGCCGCTGCGCTGTTGGGCGTGGCTGTGGATTCTCGCCGGGCTCATCACGGTCTTCTGCGCGTTCCTGCGGGTGGGCCGTGACGGCGTCGGCTTCGCGGTCGCGCTCATCCCTCCCACGGTCTGGGCGACCGCCTACCTGACGGCGGTCATCGACGGCACCTTCCCCCGCGGCGGGTTCGTCGCCATCTGGTACCTGGCCTCGCATGTCGGGGTCATCCTGTGGGCGGCCACCGTTCCTGAGCATTCGGTCCCCCACCTGTCGAGAACCGCGGGGAGAGGCAAGGCGCCATGAGTGTGTGGGCGGGGATCGTGGCCGTGCTGGGCACGGTGGGCATGGTGGTGGCTGGATTGTTCGCGGCGCGGGCGACGACGCGGGCGGCGGCGGCTACGGCGGAGGCGACGCGGGCGGCCGCGCGGGTGCAGGTCGAGCCGAACCAGCGGGCTGAGGATCGGGCTGCTTTTGAGGCGATCAAGACGGAGTTGCGGGCTGACCTGACGGCGACGAGGGAGGAAGTCCGGTCGCTGCGGTCGCTGGTCCGGGCGTTCGCGGGGTACGTCGGGGAGCTGACGACGCAGATGCGCGGCCATGGAATCGATCCGCCGTCACCGCCTGAGCGGGTTGACGAGTACAACCGGACTGGAGTCTGACGATGCCTCTGCCTGATGGTGTGGCCACGGTCACGCTCACCGCGGTGTTCCCGCCCCTCTCCCCGGACGGCACGGATCGGCAGGGCGCGGCCGTCTTTACGCCCGTCCCGCCGGTGCTGGTCGACCCGGGCGGCATCTACCTCGGCCCGGAGAACGCAACCATCGGCGCGTCCGGGCTTCACGTGTCCCTCGTCGCCACCGACGCCCTCGACGAGCCGTTCATCTGGCGGATGGACCTGGCGTTGACCGGGCAGCCGCCGATCTCCCGCAACATCAGCCTGCCCGCCTCTGCGGGGAACGTCAGCCTCGGGACGGTGCTGGAGGTCGAGCCGCTCCCTACCGACTACGTCGTCGTCATCGGACCCCGCGGGCCACAGGGCGCGGATGGCGGAGCGTCCGGGCCAACTGGCCCCGCGGGCGGCGCACTCGCTGGGACGTACCCGGACCCGACCCTGTCGGCCGGCAGCGTTGCCCTGTTCGACGCGGCTGGCGCTGCAGCTTCGGCGCAGGCTGCGGCCATCAGTACGGCGGCCGCGGATGCGACGAGTAAGGCGGGGGCTGCACAGTCGACTGCGATCAGCACGGCTGCGTCTGACGCGACGACGAAGGCGAATGCGGCGCAGGCTGCCGCGATCAGTGCTGCGGCATCGGATGCGACCAGCAAGGTGAGCACACACAGCGCGAGCACCACCTCGGTGCACGGGATCGCCGACACCACGGCGCTGGAGACACAGAGCGGCGCCGCCAGCAAGGTGAGCGCCCACGCGGGCGGTACCGACTCGCACGGCGACCGGGCCTACGCGGACAACAAGTTCGCGACACTCACAGCGCTCGGCACGACGAACAGCACCGTCACCACCCTCGGCGGTGCTGTCACCGACCTCGACGGCTTCGTCCAGGACTGCCTCACCCGCGTCTCGGCCATCGAGCAAGGGACCGCGTTCCTCGCCGGCCTCAACGTCGCCGGGCCCGCGCAGGTCTCCGGCGGCAACCTCACCGTCACCGACTTCACCAAGGGGTACCGGTTCCGCGTCGACGGATCGTCCCTGGACCTTGAGGCGACGGGCACGGACCTGATCCTCTCCAACTGGTCCGGGTCCGGTTTCAACGGGACGCAGCGCAGCTATCTGCGGCTGTCGGCTGATGCGCAGAACATCCAGGTGGCGGGGAAGGTCGAGTATGTCGACGCGCTGTACGGGGCCACGAAGCATGTCCTCGACGGCACGGCCAACACCGCTGGGTTCTTTGGGGCGACGCCGACGGGGCGGCCGACGGTCACCGGGTCGCGTGGCGGGAATGCGGCTCTCGCGTCGCTGATCACTGCGTTGGCGACGCTCGGGCTGGTCACGGACTCGACGACTGCGTAGGAGCCTGTCACAGGGACGATATTTTTCGGCCGCACCCATCTGTTGCTGTGGCTGGTTTTGGGTGCATGGTGTGCGTAGGTGATCCATCCCCTCCACGGTCGGGTTCACCGTCTGGGGCCTGCCGTCTTGGGAGGGGCAGGGCCCGCCGCGCCTCCCGTCCCTCTCCACGGGAGGCTATGCGGCTGCCCGAACGCGGGGAGCCGTAGCTACGCGGCTTCGACGACCTCGGTGCGGACCGCGTCCGCCCACGCGGTGACCAGCTGCTCGTACTCGGCGCGCTCGGCTGGGGTGAGGGTGCCGCGGGCGCGCAGCCAGAGGGCGCGTATGTCCTCGTTGAGCTGGGCAGCAGACCGCACGGAACCAGAGCAGGTGGGGTCGGAGGGCATGCCCTGATTCTACGGGCGGCCGCGGACGTCAGCTCTCGGCCGGAGGCTCCACCACATACGAGCCCTTGCCCCGCACCGTGACGACCAGGCCCCGCTCGACGAGCAACTGCACCGCTGCGCG